CCAGGTAAAACGGTCGCCCGTGTCGCGCTCGAATCGGGTCTCGTCCAGGACGACAAACAATAGCCGGCGGATCGCTTCCTTTCGTTTACTGTCGTCGGTTTGTTTCGGGTCGGCGGTCTGAGTCAGGTCGTCCCAATTGATTAACTGGCTCGCCGGATACTGGACTATTACCGGCAAGTCTCTCGACGGATCGACGTCGACCAGGAGCCCGAGGCGGCCGTATAAAAGCTGATTCATGTGGATTTGAACGAGGAGATCATTCAGCGATTCGGCTTTCGGTGTCGCGATCTCGCGCATATCCTCGAGCGCCTCGGGGAGCTCGATATTCGCCGGCTCCCGGTCGAGGATGCCGGCCAGGGCTCGGACGGTTTCCTTTACCAGGTCAGGGAAAAAGGCGCGGGTCAAATAGGAGTCGTATAAAAGGGCGCCCTCGTCGGTCGCATTTTCCAGGCCGAGGGCTCTCATTCCCGAGGTCGGCGGCAAGTAGATATTTTTTCGGCTTTTGATGTGGCGCTGGCCCTCGTTCGCGTCGAACATCAAAGTCCAGTCGGGTCGCCTGGCCAGAAAGTCGGGGTGTGGATTTGAGACGGCGGAGCCGCCGGCGGTCGCCACGGCCGGCGCTGAGATTCCGGCCTGGAAAGGCGCGGTTTGATTTGTGGCAAGTGTAGACATTGAGCGGGCTCCTGTTAATTAAAACCGAGCGCCTCACACGCTACATTTATCCGACCTAGTGAGCGCCCTTTATCGCGCCCGAAATTGGTCGACCTGGTTGTCTAACCGCCCGATGATATGCGCGAGAGAACGCGTCGACCTGGTCGGCAAATGCGCCACCAGGGAACGCACAAAGCTCGGTTAAAAATTCCGCGTTCCATGCGCCTCGAACTATGTACACGTTACCCGCCTCGGCTTGTGCGGCCGGGGCTTCGGCTCGAGTTGTTTTAGCGCCAGACTCCGGCGAATAATGGACTCGATACCTCGGAAAGTCGGCGGCAATATCGACCGCCTGGGACTTTCCGGCTTGTCCTGGGTCTTGGGGAAAATCGATTGTTACGCCTTTTCCGTCAAGCTCCGCGACTTCTCTCATTGTTTTACGTACTACACCAGGCGATCCTCGAAAACGATTCACGTCCTCGACGTATATTTTGCGCCCGACATATCGCAAACGCAAGCCGACAGTGTAGGCGGCCGTCGATCCGCCCGAGGCCGAGGCGTCGGTCGCGGCTAAATCCCAGCCCCGACAAACGGCTCCGCCTTTCGGTGCCGCGTCGACGAAATTGCCGTCAAACCAGGCGCGTTTAAACAGTCCGCCCTCTCGAGGGTGTGGTCGCTGTTGGAGCTGGCCGGCCGTGGCATAGCTCCCGATCTCGACCTCGAGGGAGCCCAGGCGCTCCTCGTCAAATAGGCCAGGCCATAGGAGCTCGCGCTCGTCGGTTCGGAAATCGCCAGGGAGCTCCCGGCCTGACTTTTTGAGAGTGATCGGGACGGATACGAATGGATGCTTTTTTTCGTACCTGGACGGGAGGCACAAATGGACGAGGTCGGTCGCGTCGGCAATCATGGCGCCGGCGTAGTCGCGCTCGTGGAGCCGTTGCATCATTACGCAAACGCCACCATTCGGAGATCGGACTCGAGTCGGGAGTGCCATCCGAATCCGCTCGACGGTCTGGTCGCGCTGGTAATCGCTCTCGGCCGACTCGACATTGTGAGGGTCGTCGAGGATTATAAAGTCGCCGCCCTCGCCCATAATGCCGGACGTCGAGGTCGAGAATCTATACCCGCCTTTGCTATTTTGGAAGCGTGTTTTTTGATCCTGGTCGCGGCGAATCTGGAGCTTAGTCTCGCGCATTGATCCGACGACATTACCCCATCGTTCTTGATACCAGGGCGAGCGGATCAGCTCGCGGGTTTTGTCCGCGTCTCGGAGTGCCAGGTCGGCCCGGTAGCTGGTAGCCATAAACCGGAGCCCCGTCCTCGAGGGTTTCGTCCAGGCCCAGGCGTTCAACAAAACCGAAACCGAAAGGCTTTTCATGTGGCCGGGCGGAATATTTAACAGGAGGCGGGGAATCTCGCCGGCGATAAATGCCTCGAGATACTCGTCCATTAGATCGATATGCCGGCCGTCGATAAACGGGACAGGGTCTAAATGTTGCCACGCCTGGCGCGTGAATATCCTTAAATGGTTTTCGCACTCCTCGGCCAGCCTGGCCTCGAGGGCCGGCATATTCTCGAGCGTGGCGGTTTCAGTCGTGACCGGCTTCGCGGTCGCGGACGGCATGGAGTTTACGCTGGAGGATTGTTAATTGTTCGATCTCGTCGGGCGTCAGGTTCGCCCAGGTCGGCGCCTCGCCAGGCGGCGGGATCGGCGGGCCGTCGGGAAACTCGATAGCCTTCGTCGGTTTATAAGCCGGGTGTCTGGATTTCAGGCAAAGCTCGAGGAGGCGATCCGACTTTGTGTTGATCTTGTAAAACTTCGTTTCGCGATCGTCGCCATTAACCTCGACATAAGGGAGCGATTTAGTCTCTCCCTCGCGAGCACGTTTAAACGCCTCGGCCTCGACGTCGTCCATAAACTCGGCGTCGGCGTCGTCCCATAGCAGGGCGAAATCTGGATCGCGTTCGCGGAGATCATACCAGGAGGATCGGCCGATCCCGCTGGCCCGTGCCGCTTTAGTGACGGCTCCGGTCTCGAGGAGGGCGGCCAGGAATGTCGCCCGCCGGCGGCTGGTGATCTTTCTTTTTCTGCCCATCACGGACTTTCCTCTCGCGTCACGCGGTCGGTTTTATTGTAGGGTTGTAGGGTCATAGAATAACAAGTCGGCGGGAATAGTACCCGACAAAGTTACAAAACGGCCCTATTCGGTATCGGTTCGGTCTCAAATTAGCACGATTTTGACGTGATATTGCGATTCGACGACAGCTCGCTTTAACCTCGAGAGCGGCGTATCGATCCCTTTCACGTCCTCGATCACGGTCTCGCCCTCGTGTCGATAACGAAAGTCCGCCAGGTAAACCGCCCGCCTCCCGTTCGGACAGCGATCGGATCGGTAGAGGACGGGAGCGTCGTCGGTGCCGAGTTTAAATTTCGGCTGGAGCTCGAGCTCGGTCACAAAGCCGCCGGCCTCGAGGAGCTTTAAATCGCGGTATCGTTTGGCCTCTCGCCTGGACGCGAATCGAATCCCGTCGACGATTTCAGGTTTTGCTCGATACTTGTTTCGGCGGTAGCCTCTCACGGGCGGCCCTCTCTCTGAATGAATCGACTCGCATATCGTAAAGCGCCTGTTTAACGCCCCGACAAACTCGGGTCAAATGGACGACTTTCGTCGGTGCTTTATTGCGCCGAACATTCACAAGCCGGCACCGATTGAACGGGGACGACCAGGAGCTCGGGGACTGGCTCCGGATCGGTTCGCTCGATCGCCTGGATAATCAGGACGTCGAGGATCGGATCGGCCGATTTTTCTGGCGGGAGGATCGTCCGTTTTCTGATCTCGGGCTCGGGCTCCTGGATTGTTTCACGTGGAACAATTGGCTCCGGCGCCGGCGAGCTGGTCTCGATTAATGTCTCGATTATTGTCGCGGTTTTTGTCTCGACTTTTGTCTCGACTTTTGTCTCGCTCCTGGTGACGATCGCCGTCCCGATCACCTGGCCAAAAGCGCCGTAATATTGGAACACGCCGGGCGCGATTTCGGTCGGCCCTCGGTCGCGTTTCGGCCTGGCCATCATGCAAGGATTAACGCCATTGATCGCCGCGCACTCTCCGCCGCCATCGTGCTCGCGGGACGGTTTGCTTTTCCCGTTCCCGTTCCCGTTCGTCGGGCCTGGCGGATCAGGGTCGTCGTGATCGTCGTCGTGGCCGTGGCCGTTGCCGTGGCCAGGGCCGTCGCTGTGATCGTGGCCGTGGCCGCCTCGGTTTTTAGCCTCGACGCCGTTTATCACGATCACGATCGACACGATCAGGGCCAGGATTAAAAGCCGATTTTTGCCATTACCCACGCCTGGGCTTTTTTGGCGATTTCCGGTTGCGGGAGGTTCCAGCCGATCACAATGCCGGCGACTAATACGGTCGAGTATATCCACATTTTTCGAGCTCCTGGTTTGGTTTGAGAGACCGGCCTCACGCCAGGGTCGTCGGGTTGATTCATGCGCCGATTCCCTCGGCCTCGTGATCGCCTTGCGGGTGATCGGCGGCGACCTCGGAAATCCGTTTATAGGCTGCGACCGTGTCGTCGTATCCGCCCTCGTCGACTGGATCGCCCGAGTAAAATTTCGCGACGTTGCGGGTTTCCTCGTATACGATCCGGTGCTTTTTACCGACGCGCTGGACGCGTAATTTCGGCATTTCATAAAGCGCCGCGCCGTCCTCCTCGTTTTCTTTTTCGTCAGGCATCACGCCCTCCAAGTTGTTTATTAATTTCGTCGATTCGCGCAAGCTCCTCGGCCCGCCATTTCGCGCCGAGCTTGCGGAGCCTGATCGCGTTTAAACGTCCTAACAGTAACGACGTTGCGACGCCCAGGCCGGCCGCAATATAAAACCAGGGCTCGGCTAAGAATTCAAACATGGCGCCGGCGATCGTAGCAGATCACACGACGGCCCGCGATCTATTCCGCTGGTTTGATCGTGCCGTTATGGGACTCGATACAATCGACCAGGCTCGAATTAATCCCTCGGAGCTGTTTCATATAGCGACGCATGGCCTGGAGGTTTTCCGCCAGGGCGGCGTATAGCTCGGACGGAAACCAATAGCCCCAGGTTTCGGTCTCGTCCATTACCAGCGTCGGCGGAGTGTCCTGGAGCTCGAGGGCGTCGGGCGACTGATCGATCGACGAGCAAACCACGGGGACGGGATTCTCGCGGATCACGACGTCCGGCGGTTTCGGTGAAAAGAGCGAGCAACCAGACACGAGGAGCGATACGAACAAGGCGACGCGGATCACTGAGATTCGTCCTCGATCGTTTTCCATACCGCCGTCGTGGCCTTTCTGGCCTTTAACTCGAGGAGACCAGGTTTTGCACTGGTTAATCTCTCGAGGCGTTTGCGATCCTGGAGGACGGCCGTCGACGCGCTCTCGTTTGCGCGGGCCTCGTCGAGCTCCTGGAGGAGTAGCGCCTGGCGCTCGCGATCTGCGACGAGCGCGGCCTCGAGGCGCTCGACTTGTTTCTCTGATAGGTCGGCCCGTGTCCGCTCGGCCGTGGCGCTGATCTCGGCGACGACTCGGGCGTCGATCTGGCCCTTAACAATCCAGCCGCCGGCGGCGATCATAAGGCCGGCGATTATCAGGACTTGGAAATTCACGGCGGCGAGCTCGAGCCGGTTCTAAAATAGTTATTCGTCAGCGAGCCGAGGACGGTCGTTATCACGCCGAGAATAATGGCCGGGAATCCGACGACGGCCAGGGCGACGACCTCGCTCTCGAGGCTGGCGAAATCGTAAGCCATAAACCAGCGAACGACGAACTGCCAGGCCCATATCGAAAACACGTAATAGACCAGGATCAGGACTCGAGGGATCAGGCGCCAGGCGTCGGCCCGGCTGGCCCAAACTTTCCAGGGATCGAGCTCGTCAGTCATGGCGCCGAGAGTATCCTGGTAAACAATAGATCGCGCTGGACTTTGAGATCGGCTAGAGCCTTGTCGCGGTCGCGCATCGTTCGCTCGTTCCGAGCTGTCCAGGCCGAGCCGGCGGCGGCTTTGTCCGCCTCGAGATCGATCAGGTCGTCCTCGAGGTCGCGAATCCGTAAGTCCAGGACGACCAGCGTCAGGCCGTCGACCGAGCTCGAGGTCGCTTGCACGGTTTTTGTGTTCGCCTGGACGGTGTGCTGGATCGCCTCGAATTGTTGGACGACGGTCTCCTGGACGGCCTTCACGTCGGCGTCGGTCGCGTATTTGAGATCGATAACGGTATCACCAGCCGACCAAACGGCCGCGCCGAATCCGCCAAACACGACCGCGATAATCCCGATAATCGCCGACCATTGTTTTCCGGCGCTTTGATCGGTAAATTTTTTATGATTGCTTTCACTCATGCCGCGATAGTCCTCGGCCGGCGGGCCGCGTTAGTGCGTTGAACGTGTCCGAGATCGGCGAGCGTTTGATCCTCGGTTGATCCGTCCCGATCGAAATCTCCGCCCCAGGTCAGCTCGACGCCCTCGAGCTCGGCGGCCGCCAGGATGATCCCCGCGAGTAAACAGAACAATTTATTATCCGACCAGGGGATTCCCTTTTTCCCACTCCGGAGCGTGATATAAGGCGCAAAATCGACCGCGTCCGAGAATGGATCGCCCTGGTCGTCGGTCGCGTTATGGTATGACATTGGCCAGCGGGCATTAGTGAAACGAGCGTCGATCGAGTTTTGCTCGGCCTTGTTCCGGAATCCCCAAACGATCGTTATATCGATCGCGCTCGGCGTTAGCCTGAGAGCGCGTTTAAACACTCTCTCGAGGTCAGGGTGACAGGATTCGAGCTTGGCCTGGCTGGCCGCGCCGTATTGATGAAAGTCCGCCATGTGAGAGGCTCCTGGTCGTGTGACGCGAATCCTCACGACTCGGCTGTCCGGCATTTTAAACAATGCGAGGGAAAAAGAAAAGGCGCCCGAGTCACTTGGAGCTCGAGCGCCCTGGTTTGAGACGAGGCGCTGGTCGGGTGAACCGGTTAGCTTGCCCGATTAATGCCTGGTCTCGTCCCTCGGTGTGCCGACCTTGTCGGGCCGGATTGATCCAATCGTTCCCGTTTTGAGTAAGGTCTGGACGACCTCGATCGCGGTTTTATTGGCCAGGAGTCTCGCCAGGCGTTTCCGCTCGAGGCGCCGGCCGAAATAGAAGCCGAGCGAATGGCCGGCCAGCCAGCCGAGCGCGATCCCGCAACCGACGCCGCCGGCGAAAATCGCGACGAGCTGCCAGGTACTCACTGAATCGTCGCCTCGCTTCGCGAATCCCATAGCTCGCTTAAATGGCCCTGGCTGATTCGAGGCGTCCGGAGCCGATAATTCCGGCGGGCTGGTGCGACCTCGATCTGAATCCAGCGGCCATAAACGTCGCGGGCATAAATCCGGAATTGGAAAAGCTGCAAGTCCTTTGCGATCCTGGCCTCGATATGTCGGATCACGTCCTGGATCGCCTCGGTTACAAATCGGATTTCGGGGTGATCCTGGCCAGGGTGATCGTCGACGAGCATAATTAAACCGGGCTGGCCATCGACGGGCGGTTGCCAAAACCAATTAAACGCGACGTCGTCCATAGCTACAAATTGAGCGGCGGCTGGTGCCGTTCTCTGAGACCTCTTTCCATTGCCGTATAGCGTCGAGTCAAATGGCCACAGCGAGACTTTAAATCGGCGATCGCGTTCCCGATCTCGTCGTCGGTCGCCGACGGGAATCGCTTATATCCTTGCTGAGTCGAGATAAATTTCGTCGGATAGGCCGAGCAAACGGCGCGGATCATGCGCGAGCCCATATCTATATCTTTCGCTTTGTGAAATCGGCCGTCGTCGAGGAGGTTCCAGAGCCTTTTCCCGTCCTCGGCGTTCGCTTTCGGGGAGCTCATTGTCGGGCCGCCTGTAGGAAATCAGCGTTCGGCGGCGGCTCGTTCCTGGCGCTCACGATCTCGGCCGTAAACGAACTATCGAATCCCTCGAGGCGCTCGATAATAATCCGATCCCATTCGCCCATCGTGTCGCGATAGCGAATTTTTAGATCGGCGTAATCGATCTCGGACGGCACCAGGCGACGGAATACCTCGAGGAGCACGGCCTCGAGGTCATTCGTAACGGATCGATTGCCGAGGTCGGAGTCGACGATCAACAGCTCGTCGTCGACCAGGCCGGCCCAATAGTCGGCCCGCACGGGAGGCGGGAATGGTCTGCAATCAATATTGATTTTCATTTGACGATCGCGGACACGTTAGCGAAAAATTTAACGCCGTCCTCCTCCCGATTTTTCTTAGTCTCGCGGCTGACTTTATTTAATCCCGCCTGGCTTTCCTTTATACAATCGAGCGGGAGCCGGCCCTCGCCGACAGCGAGCGCGAGGAGTTTCAGATCGACGACGTGAGCCGTCCAATCCTTACGCGTCGAGGTCGTCGAAACGTCGCCCCGTGCGAGCGTCAATTTCGTTTTCTCCTCGGCTTTCGCGACGTTTTTCTCGGCGACCTCGATCACGGCGGCGGCCGTCGGTTCGGCGTCCTCGCCGGCGGCGGCGAGCAATCGATCGGCGAGAGCTTTCGCCTCGGCCTCCTCCCTGGCCGCCTCCTCCCGAATCACTCGGGCCTCGGCGTGTTTTATTGCCTCCTGGGCCTGGGCGTATTCGTTCATTTTCCCGGCGGCCTTAAAAAGTAACGCCTCGATCCTGTCCCGCGTCGGCTTGAATAGGGCGTTAATGTCTTTGACGACCTTGTTCAGCGGGTCGACCAGGCTTTTCCGTTTGTCGTCGAGTTTCGCCTTTCCCGCTCGCAAGTATTTGACCAGGTCGCCGACGGCCGCGTGGCTTTCGTCGTCGACTATGTCGATCGAGTCCAGCGTCGTGTCGTAAGCCGAGACGGTCGTTACCATGTCCTTTAATTGAGACGTGGCCATAGCTCTGATTGTATCTGAATCCATTATTATCTCCTGGGCCTCACGCCCTCGGATTGAAAATTAAGCGTCGCGCAGATCGACCGATCGTTTCGCCAGGTAGGCGCGAAAAACCGGAGCGAGCTCCGCTGGCATATCCTCCTTAATAAACTTGATCTCGTCAAGCGTTCGAGCGTTCGCGATCGCAGCCGCGAACATATCGAGCCGGGCCTGTTTTGATTGCGGCGCGAATTTGATGCCGTCGGCGCCCGTGTGATCCGGAGCGGCCTCGTCCTTTCGGCGGTCGCTCGACTCCTGGCTCTCGAGAGATCGGCCCTCTAGCTCCTTTTGAGCTCGGGCGTTTAGTGGTTTATTGTCGAGGATATTGTGCATAATCCAGGACAAATAACTGTCGGGGACTTTGTCCCACGGGTCGCCCTTGTGTTTGCCGAGCGGGCAATGAGTCGCCAGGGACGTCCCCGAGGGCGCGTTCGTATCCCCGCCCCAATCGTTCGGACTCCTCGAGTACGTGGCGCTGGCCTCGTCCTGGAGCGCCTCGGGCGGCATATCCTCCAAGTCCTGAGAGTAGAGCTCGGAGAGGCCGCCGCAATTCAGGACGGCGTCGATCAGGCTCGACTTTTTGGCCATCTTAAAAGCCTTGTTTAGATCGCCCTGGTCGGTCTCGATTAGCCTGGCCCCGACGCCCTCGGATACGATCCGATCCTCGACGTCGAGGAGCTGACATTTCAGGATAACGCAATTCGCCCCGCCCTGGACGCGGTCGATTTGTTCGTCGATCGTCGGCCACCTGGAGCGGACGCCCAGGAGCCCGGCAATTTTCTCGGCGCCTGGTTTAAACAGCGTCGGACACTTGCGGCCCTGGACGACGATCTCGCCGAAATCGGTGCCGGGGATTAGCTGTTTATTGATCTTAGTTATGAACGTCCGGCGGTTCGCGAATCGGCGATTAATGCCGGCGCGGAAATCCGCCGGCTCGAGGTCGTAGGCGTTGCGCGTTTCGATAATTTGGTTGTGCTCGTGGGATGATTCCAGGACGACGAGCTCGGCCTGTTTCGGGTCTGGCATTTTCTACTCCTGCAAAGTGAGCGCCAATTGTAGCACCTGGCGCGACGGAAATCGACAGGGTTATCGATAACTATAGTACCCATTAGCGATAACTATAGTACCCATTTTTTCGGGACTATTTAGGGACTATTTAAGCGGGCAAAAACGGCCGTATTCAAACGGGAATCGGTCGGCTCGGCGATAGACCAGGGAGTTACAAAAAATATAAGTCGCGTCGTAATAGACCTGGATCGAAAGGTTCCGGGCCTGGCGCCGGCGATAGCATCGTCCGCACGTGTAGACCTTGCGCTCGGGCGTTGTGAATTCGAGCGGCGGGTCGACGTTGTGATCGGTGTATTTAACGAGCGGTTGAATCGGGGACGTGTAGACGTGGACGCGGTTCAATTTCGTTTAACCTTGATCGGAGTAAACGGGTCGGAGTTTGCAGCGCCGCCGAGATTGCTCGAGCCACAGTGCGGACATTTATATTTGACGACCTGGCCTCGAGGGAGGCTCGGATCGTCGTCCGAGATTATGCCGGTCAGCGGGAGCTTTACATTCACCAGCGAATAATCGGGATCGTGAAATCGAAACGTGCAATCGTGGCAAAACCAGCGGGCGAGTTTCACGGGACGCGCTCGAGCTGGTCGGTCTCGCCGAAATGAATATCGAGCCACCAGACCAGGGCGCGATTAATCCAGGTCGCCGGGAGCGATACGACCTGGCCCTTAAAATGGCCGACGACGATCAGCTCGTCGAGCTGGCCGCAAGGCGTCCCGTGTTCGATCACATAACCGCGCCGGTGAACCGACGGCAACCAGGGGCCGGAGATTATGAACCTCACGCCTCGATCCTCGTATCCATCCAGGGGAGCAACCGACTAAATAATTCGGCCTGTTTAAACGAGTCGGGGCCGGTATGGATTGCTCGATACATCACTCGAGGCCGGCCCCACTTTCTCGCGCTCACGGTCTCGATCGCCTCGAGCTTTCCTCGATCGAGTAAATGTTCGACGATCTCGCGCACCAGGACGCGGGCGATTTTGGTCTGGCTGGCGACGTGCTCGATCGTAAATAGCTTGCGGGCGTGTTCGTGGAAATACAGGAACACGCGCTCGGGCGGGACTTCGGTTTTTTTCCACTGTCTCATTTTGTGAAGTCGGGGAGCTCGATCTCGGCCGACCAGGCTTTCGTCGCGAATGAATAGTGATAAATCCGGCCGTAATTTGTGAGCCCGACAAACTTGCCGACGCCGGTTTCCTTGATCTCGCAGACTTGAATAAAAAACTCGTCGCCGCCTCGAGCCGCGTCCGCCAGGGCGCGGGCGTATTCGTTTGAATAATAGGGGACGGCCTCGACGGCCGCGTCCGGATCGGGCTCGGTTTTCATCGACGCGAGGACGCGAGGATCGAGGTAAATCACGTGCGGCCCGCTCACAAGTACACCACGAAAATAGTTTGGATGATCCCGAGCGCCAGGACGACGCCGGTCGCGATTGTTAAATTCTGCAAAGCGTTTGCTCCTCCTGGCCTCACGCCAGGATAAAAATCCGACCACGGCGCCAGGGGAGTCTCACGCTCCCCGAGAAAATGGCGCACACAAAACGCACGGGCGCCGAGTCGGATAAATCGGATCAGGCCGCCGCGTCCAGCGCCCGATAAAAATCTGGATCATAAATAAAGCCGAGAGGGACGGCCCCGCCATAGAGCTCGAACAATGCGCGGGCGGTTCGGCGCGTCGGCAAATGCTCGCCCTTTTCTAGCCGGTAAAGTGTCGCTCGATCACAGCCGGCGGCCGTGGCCGCCGCCTGGGCGGTGAGCCCGCTTTCTCGCCTCGCCTGGCGGAGTGTTTTCCATCCCATCGAATAGCCTCGGGTTGTCGTACCTGGTGCGACTTTAACACGGGCATAGTTCATTTATCAACATAAAGTGTGACTCCTGTCGCAAAGGGTTTAAATAGTCGCGTATTGTGCGATATTTACCCTGTCAATAGTCGCATGGTGTACTACACTATAAGGAGTAGTAAACAACAAAAGGAAACGAGAAAATGAAAAACACTAACAGAGAATTATGGTTGAACCGAGTCGCAAAAGAGCTCGAGAAACTTTTTAAATCCGTCGGCGCTCCCGCGCTTCCTGCCTACCGCGTGACTTGTGGCTGGCCCTCGAGAAAAGCCCTCACTCGTAAAAATAAAGTGATCGGCCAATGTTTCGATAAATCTTGTAGCAAGGACAAAACGACCGAAATGATCGTTTCGATGTTTATCGATAACGAGGCGGACGCCGCTCAAATCCTGGCGCATGAAATGATCCACGCCAGCGTCGGAACTGCGGCCGGGCATGGTAAGCCTTTTCGTGACGTTGCGATCGCTATCGGCCTCACTGGTAAAATGACCGCCACGGTCGCCGGCCCTGAGTTTACAAAATGGATCAAGCCGGTACTGAAAAAAATCGGTAAGTATCCCCACGCCACGGTCGACGCTGCGAGTGCCACTCGTAAACAGGGAACGCGAATGATTAAAGTTAGCTGTCCCGAGCATCCCGAGTTTAGCGTTCGCATGACTCGCACCTGGTTAGACGCTGACACGTTCGGCGCTCCTATCTGCCCGAACTGTCACTCGACAATGATCGAAGCCGTCGCCGGCGCAAACCGGAAAGCGGCTTAAACCTCGAGGGCGGCCGACCTGGCCGCCCGCCTTTTTTCATAACGGAGAAAATTATGGATATGCACGATTTAGAAAAGAAGATTAATACCGTCCTGGTCGAGGCTCAAACTCTCGGCTATTCGTTTGTAGAGCTCGGAGCTCGGCGCGTCAGTATTTGCCCGGTCGGGAGCAAATCTTTTTCGCTCCAGTTTCGCGATCAGGGTTTCGACATTGCGAACACGATCCACGGCGGCGACGTCCCGCGCCTGAAATTCGACGCCGCGAAAATCGCGATCGTTGTTTTTCTGGACGGCTTTCGACTGGACGACGACGAGGATTATTTCGACGAGTTTATTAACCAGGCCGATCGCGAATGTTTTGTCGTCGAGGATTCGGCCACGCCGACCAGGCTCCGCATACAATACGATATGCCGGCGGCCGGCCCGACGAAAGCCTGGCGCCATCATGTGAGCTTTAACACGTACCGGAGCGAGGACGAGATCGAGCGCCGCACCAGGCACCGAGCCCGACGCTCCGACGAGCATTTGCAGACTACCCGCTATATCGCGAGGCTCTACTAATGAACGCCGAGCTCGAAAAAGTCCTGGCTCGGATCGATGCCGATACGAAAGTGATCTCGAGCCGCGATCTCAATCCCCGACAGCGCCGGAAAGTCCGGTCGATCGTCCGCTGGTATCGAGAGCGAAACGCCTATAACGGCGTGACCTCGATCCGGTTCATTTTGACCGACTATAACGGGACGACCTGGATCAGGCTCAAAACCCGGCGCTCGGACTGTGGCAAGTATTCGCCGAGGGCGCTCGTGTGCGAGGAGTACCTCCACGCCAGGATCGGGCCGCGTGGTGGCGTCCGAGTTTATACCGCTCGCTCGGGTCTCACGAGCGAATTAACCCGCGTTCAGAAACGCCTTTAACAGGAGTAAATTATGAACCACGCAATACAACATTATTACAAAGCCGCCCGAGACTGGCAGCGCGAAGTCTATGCAAACGGCGGTGGCATGATTACCAGTTTTACCGATGGCACGGCGTCGCAGCTTTCGTATGCCAGCGCCCCTTATGGTGAACACGCTTTAAGTGCATTAGCCAGCGCAAAAAGCCAGATCGCTTTCCGCGCTAGACTTTCCGCATCTGTTAAAGCGTACAAAAAGCGAAGCGCCGCCGCTAAACGAGGATGGAAAAACAGGAGAAAATTATGAAAGCTAAAATCTATCATTTCGATTCGACCGTCGAGGCTTACGAAAGCGCCCAAACCGACGAGACTATTAACGACGGCGACGTCCTGATTATCGAGCCCGAGAAAGTCGTCGGCCTGGTCGGCGACTTCCCGATCGCCGTCACTGAATGGACGGGCGACCTCCACGACCTCGCCGCCGGCGACACGCTCGAGAGTTTGGGATTCTCGGACAAGTCGATCGCCCTGGCCAGGGACGCCGCCAAAACGCTCGGCTATGATCTGGCCGTGCTCGAGGCCGAGCCCGTGCTCGAGCTGGTCTCGGTCGGAGCCGCCGACGCGTGTCTGACGAATACGCTCCAGGCCAGGGACGCGGCCGTGGTCAAAGCCTGGGATTCTCTCGCCCGTTATAAATTTGAAATGTTCGGATATTGGGCGAGCTCCTGGGTCAAGTTTAACCAGGTACTCCCGAAATCGCACCGACAAGGGAACCCGTTTAAACGCGCTGTCGATCTGGCTCGGAGTATGAAATGAAAAAGGCCGACGATACGACCTGGTTCGACGAGGTAAAGGACGACGCCGAGCGCCAGCATAACCAGCGAGCGACCGACTCGGAGCTCGCGGCCACGATCGCAGCGGTCGAGCCTGGGCTCCGCCGAGCTCAATTTCGGAGAGCGATTAAAAAACTCGAGGGATATTTCGAGACGGCCCTGGACTCTACTGGCCCGCAAAAGGCTCGCCAGGTACTCGAGAGAATCCACCAGATAACGGGCGAAAGGAGGCGCGGATCAAAATAATTTGACGGGAGTTTTAAGAGGGTGTAAAAAGGTAAGCCCCGCGAGAGTGATCTCGACGGGGCTTTTTTTCGGTGTTGATGCTTTGCAGGCTGACTCCGAAGTCGACAAAATACCAGACTCCGGCCCTCCCTGCAAACACTTTTCACCGACTCCGACGTGAGCGGCTAACGCGAGCGCGTCGGCTGTTTTATCTATACTCGGGGATTCGGATAATAGATACACGAGGCAAGCCTGGAACCGTGCCGATGAGCGTCCAGGGCCGACCATAAAACGCGACGAGTCTTAATCGTTTTTTAGGTGAGGCGTCCGAGGAGTCTCGATCTATATCGGGACGGCCTCGGGCTGCCTCTCTTTCCGCTCGGAATCTTAGATAAAAAAAAAGATTTTCTTTTAACTGTTGCCGTTACCGTGCATAAAACCAGGAGTAAATTATGGCCGCGAGTGCCTGTAAAGATTGCCACGCCCCGATCGATTTCATTCAATTAGATAATGGACGCTGGAAGCCTGTCCGACCAGGGACTCGGGAATTCCATCGATGTCAGCTCGAGCAAACTTGCGCCGACTGTACTCATAAATTCGAGGGAGCTCCCTGGATGACTCAATGCCCGACCTGTTTTAAAAATAGCCGGCCAGGTCGTGAGGGATTCCGGCCTCGAGAGACCGGCAATTTCGGAGAGCCGACCAGGCAACCAAAACGGGAAGCCGTCCGGATGCCCGCCGGCCACGACGACGACAATTTCGACGATATTCCGTTCTAATGAATATCAGAGATCAGGCGCCGGCCTGGACAATTCCGGAATTAATGAAGCATTGGAAAATGAGCCGCAACACTCTCGGGAAATTAATCGCGAGCGGCTCGCTCAAATATATGAATCTGAGCTGGCAACAGCGACGGAAAAAAGGCGAGAAACCGCCGAGGAAATATATCCGAGTCCGCGACTCCGACCGGCTGCATTTTGAAAATACCCGCTTACGGTGAACAAGGCCGATCGAGACGCTCTAATTAAGCCCAGGCGCGACGATCTTTTTCCTGATCCTGACATAGATCAGGCACCATTCGAGGAGCCTGGCGATACCGATCCGATCGACTCTCGCCTATTCGGAGCCAGTGCTCCCGATCCCGATCCGATTCCGTTCAATCATGCAAAGCTCGCGATCAACCTGGACGACTGTCGCGAGCTCGAGAGCTGGATTTATAAACAGGATTTCCCGATCCATCGACAGGTCACGGCCGCGCACCTGGTCACGGCCTTATCGGGAATGATACGAGACGATTTTCGCTGGCTCTGCTATGCAATGAACCAGGCGAATCGAGCGCCGGCGCCGTCAGTAATGCACCAGGCGCTCGTCGCCAGGGACGTCGCGATCCTACGCGATTAGATGATCGGAATCCCGAGAGCCTCGGTTCGATCGATGGCGGTTACTCCGCGCTGATAGGCGGCTTTCATATCTCGGACGCCGTTCGGATTAAACGCCGTGTTATTCCTGATCGAGGCAATGACCTCGGACGGCGTCACGCCGACGACTCCATTAATCGCGTTTAACTGAGCGGCGACCTCGACCGCGTGAGCGTTCAATTTTCGTAAATGGTTGCTCGGAGTCTCGACGCGGTTTCGGTGCCGTAAATGGTGAGTGTGCGGGCCTGGTGATTTCATGGTGTTATCCTCGTTAAAATTAAAGAGTGCGTTTAAACGCGTCGTCCTGGTGTCCCTGTTAGCCGCTGATCCACGTATCCGCCGCGACCTTAACTATCCGGAGTCGATCACGATCGCCGGCTAGAGACGCGATTCCGCGAGTCGTGAGCCCTGCTAGTGTGAACGTCACGGCGTTAGTGCCGGAGTTATTCACGACATAAAAGGCGAAATGTATCGGCAACAGATCGCCGGCGTCGGTCTGGATCGTCACGTCTCGAGCGGCGGCCGTCGTGTCGAGCTCGATCGTCGCGTCCATGTGAAAGCCGTCGATCGTTATATCGGCCGCCTGGGCGATTACCTGGCCGATCGCTTGCCACCTGGTTCCGTCCCATCGACGATTAACATTTAGTAATCGATCCCAAATTTCCCAGCCGATAACCGGGACGGCGAAAACCCATAGCGAGGACGCGGCATTGAAAACCGCGAGCTCGTTATTATGGCCGGCCCACTCGGCGCCCGTGGCGGCGTCGCCGATTATGTAGGCGTCCGATAATGCCGGCCCTCCTGGCTGCGCGTTTCGCTGATCGATCACAGTGCCGAGCGCGAACGCGTCGAGGAGCATAGCGTTATTATCATAAGCCGCTTTCCAGCCGTCCGAGCCGCTGTCGTGTTCGTAATTCAGGCCGAGATTTAAAAGGGCGGTTTGTGGCATGGTTGCCTCCTATTGCGTAAAGGACTCGACGAGGAGCTCGAGGCCGTGGCTCGCTCGAGCCTCAAATGTGAAAGTCGTATTCGCGACGTTGCGCTCGATCTCTATCGATGTGACATAGGTCGCGCCGCCGATCTCGCGGGTCGCTAGATTAGTATTAACGACGGTAAAATTCGCCGAGAGATTAATCGCGGTCGTAAGCCTAGCATAAATATCGTCGCGATAAGGCGAGTCGGCCACGTCGGGAGCGGCGGCGGTTTCCTGGAATAGCGTCCCGTCGAGGTCGATCGTGTACACCTGGCCGAGCTCGACCGGCGAGATCGGAGTCGATTGTTCGCGGTACTCGGTGACGAACGAGACGCGGATCGCCTGGTGGCGACCTTGTTGGCTGAACTGTTGCGGCTTAAATAATTGCTTTCCGAGCAATCGGATCGGCCCGAATCCGCCGACATAGATCGTATTGTCCGGCGTGGTTTCCCAAAACTCCGGAGCGACCAGGGCGAATTCTTGTTTCATTGTGACCTCGATCCCGACGCGATCCTGGGGCTGGCCGAAAGCCGGATTTCCGGCGGCCGGTACTGGCGAATAATTCGACCAGCGGACGGCCAATATATATTCCGACCATTCATTCGAGGCGAGCTCCTGGAGCTGCGACAATAGATCGGAGGCGCCAGGAATCCCGATTTCCGTCGTCCCGTCTCGGAGAGGTATCGAGCGATTGATCGCCTGAGTCCCTGGCGAGACTTCACGGCCTCCCCAGGAGAGCGCGACCGAATTAATCCCGCCGGCGTCGATCGACTTCCTCGCCTCGGCCGTCAATCCGACCACGGCGAGGTCGAGCTTATTGGTTCGATCGACCGCGCTGTTATAGGTCGCGGCAATGTCTGGCGCCAGGCTCTCGATCGCGGGGCTCACTGAGTCGTCGCCCTGGAATAAATCAAAGTGCATTATCTGAGGTTTACCGTTTAGGATCGAGCTCGCCTCCTCGATTATGTCAGCTCGAGAGCCGGCCGAGTTATTCTGGATCGAGCCGCCGAGCGATCCGAAAAAGCTCGACACGGTGAGCACGTCGCCGACCACGCTGGCCGAGACTTTGACCGGGTCGAAATCGGCCGCGATCAGATCGCGGAGCTCGATCAGGTAGTCGCGGATTTCAGTTTTCCCGCCGGCCGTGCCGAGGATAATATAATTCTCGTCCTGGCCGACCGAGCCGCCGAGCTCGAGGAAAGTAATTTTCACGTGGAGGTCGTCGTCACTGTCGAAAGTGCCGGACGCCGTGAGGCGGAAAATAGCCTCGGTCGACACGCCAGGGACGGGGACGATCTGGACGGGCGGCTGGCCTTTGACCAGGATCACGCCGGCCGAGTCGCCGCCGAATTTTTCGTCGAATTTATAACCCATCCCATAGATCGCGAACGGCCCGACGCTCCAGATTTGCGACTCCCCGAATACGTTTTGACTCGAGAGCTCGAATTGATATTGATCCGAGACCGTGTCGTCGGCGAATCCTTGCGCGTTATAAGCGCCCTCGGTCGGCCCGGCCGGGATGCCGCCGACGTCGAGCACGACGACAGGGATGCCGAGCGGGTCTTGAATGATCCGCAAATGAAAGCCGACGCCATTCTCCTCGGCCACGTGAGCGTCGTCCCAGGCGGTCGCCCTGGCTTGCGTGAATTTGTCGGAGCCGTGCCAGCGGATCGCGAACGTCCCGACCAGCTCGGCGCCGGATGGCGAGCCGGCGTCGACGGGGAAATGCCCGCCGCCTGGTGTACCTGGATTAATCTGGACGTCTCGAGGCGGATAGCCAAACGAGCCCCGCCCGGTCGTGGTGATTCCGATCGCGATTATCGAGGCAAACGGGAACACGGCGAACGGCGTTTTAGTCTGGTTTTTAACCTGGACGTTGCTCGTCCGATCCTCGAACGGGAGCTCATTAACCAGGCCGATCCCATAAGAAAAAATAAACACTTCTGAATCGTCAGCGTGAGGCGCGGGGATCGTATCGAGTGAGCCTCGCACCAGGTCGGAGATCGTAAAAGTATCGTTTAGATTGTCGACCACTGTCGAGAAAAGGATCAGCTCGTCGTCGATCAATAGGAGATTTTGCAGCTCCTCGAGCTCGATCGCGTCAGCGTCGCGCACTCGATCCAGGTCGATCGGGGCGTCGATCGTGAAGCCGACCGCGTCCTGGAATCCATTGGCCTCGCCACGATCGAGCGCGGCGGTCAATAATCCATAGGGCGAAAACTCTCCGCCCGTGCCTGGCGGAATAACGTCGGCCTCGGTCGGCTCGAGCGCCGGCCCTGGCGCGTCGGCCTCGGTCGCGAAAATGTTATAGTCGACGGTCATGCTCGAGCCAGTCTGGACGACTATATCGCCGACCTGGAGGAGCGTCGTATTTAGTCCGGTATCGCTGACGTCGGTCAGGACGAACGGGAGCTCGAGGAGCCGTTCGGCGAACGCTGCGACGGCCGCGTCCGACGGCGGAATCCAGAGCGAATCGGTCGGATCGGCGAACGCTGCGACGCCAGTCGTAAATATATCCTCGCTGAAATCGATCCGGATTTTATTCTCGAGTATCTTGCCGCGATTAACTTTCGTTATCCGGATCGGGAGCCTGGTCAGGCCGAGCACACTCCAGGACAGCTCGCGCACGTCGCCGGGTTTGAGATCGAACTGGCTCCGATCCGAGACCAGGGAACCAATCGCGAGCGGGAACGATAACAGGCGGAGCTCACGCCAGGCGATCAGGTTCGCGAGCTCCGGCGTTTTGACGCCCGGCGCTTTGATCTCGACGGCATTGATGGCCTGATTAATATCGACGTTTGCCATATCTTGCGCGAGTGCGTAGCTCACGGCGTAATTTTTATTTCGCGAATTAAAATTGATGTTTACGACGTTCGAGGTCGACGCCCAGGAGGGCCGGGAGAATTTAATTATCTCGGTGACGTTCGACTCGTCCAGGAGCGGGAGCGTTCCCGGCGTGTAATCGTCGCGGATCAATGTCATATCAAACGAGCCCGTTATAGGGTCTTGAAATAGCACGGCGTCGATTTGCTCCTCGACCTGACGAATAACCGCGAGGACGTCCAGAGTCCTGTCCCAAATCCAGGCGAATCCCTGGCCCTCGGTTGCGAGCGTGGCGGCCAATACCCGAAAGTTTGCGACGTTAATCTGAGTCGGCGAAATCGCCAGTCCCCACTCGTCATTATTCAAAACCTCAAAAACAACATTCATAGGATTAGCGCCGAGCCCGACGATCTCGTCGCCTGGCTGGAGTGTCGCCAGGTCGAGGCCGTCAGGATAGCGAGAAAGCTCGAAAGCGAACGGCCGGAGATTCGGGCTCGTGCCGATGTTGCCATGTTGCCAAACGATATAAACCGTCCCTCGATAGGCCACGCCCGCCGGCACCTGGAACGGCGCGAGATAGTTGCTCGCGTCCTGTATCTCTGAGCCTCGAAAAAATCGAAACGTCCCGATCAGTCCGCCGCCGCCGCCGGCGTCGTCGCCGCCGAAAAATTTTGGCTGGTCAATATTACCGATCGAGCCGACGTCGGTCGGTATGAGCGGCGGGTCGGCCGTGTCCGCCTGGAGTCCCCAGGCATAATTATCGTCGACGCGTATGTGGTGCAAGGCGTCGCCGAGAGCGCCGTTAAAAGGCCCGCGACATAATGCAAACTGGAGGCCGATAAAATACGTGTATCCGGTCGTTTGCCTGGTGCTCGAAAATAGTCCCGTTTTGACTTTGACCGTGATCGCGGTATTCGTCAGGTCGCCATACCAAACTATATTCGGCCCCTGGAGTTTTATTTTTCCCCAGATGATCGGGACGACTCGGCCCTCGGTCGCGGTCGGGACATTGAAGTCGCCCAGGCCGGCCGGCTTTGCGTTCTCGAGATTCGGTTTCGGCCTTAACAATTCGGTGATTAAAAACGTCACCAGGTAGCTTAAAAGCATTGTAAAAAACGGCATTATTTACCGCCTCTCAAACTCGAATTAAACGGATTTTTGATTGGCACAAATGGAAAGCCGCCGTAATTAATCACGTTCGCGAATTTGCTCTCGCAGATCGCCAGCGAATGATCGCAGCCAGCGAACACGTCGACGGTGCCGAGGAGCGGGGACTCGGCGAAATCGTTTAACAGCGAGAGCGTGTCGCCCGACTGTGACAGGATCAGGCGGGCGTCGTCGCTCGTGCCGGCCGGCGATCGAACAAAACCAGAGACCGCCCAATCGGCGCCCTCGGCCGCTAACAATCCGGAAACCTCAATGGTTCGAGGCCCGACGGCGACCACTGTCCCCGTGAATCGGAACGCGTCCTCGAGGATTTTACAGCGGGAATCGTAGAGCACGTGATTACACAGCGATTGATAATTGAACCGAGGGCCGGAGCGTTTAAACACGCTCGTTGATGGCGAGAGAGATAGCGTCGCGACCAGGGCGCCGTCGAATTTTGCCTGGCTCACAAAGCCGTCGAATATTAAAATCGTTTCCTCGGCCGGGTCGTCAGCGTGAGCTCGGAAAATCCGAATCGATCCGACTTTGCCAGGCACGTTTCCAATGTACTGCGAGGCGATCGGATGGCTCAATGGCATATCGACCTTTAATTCGTTGACGGCTTGCTCGGCGCTGTTTTGAACCTCGCCTCGGGAAATCTGGATCGCCGTCCAGGTCACGCCGCCGAAAACTATATCGCGGTTGTAGCTGGTGAGCCTGGTCGTATCGACGCCGTATTTAAACTCGTAAAGCTCGAGGACGTTCCCGTCCTCCCGGCTGGTCTCTATCGGTTCAAAACTCACGACGGTATCCCGATCGATTTAATCGATAGTCTCGCCTCGCCTGGCCGGCGGTGTTCCATTGTCACTTTGTCGTCGGTGATCCTCGACAGCGTTAAAACTGTCATTCGATCGAGCTCGACGAGCGGGAGCGCCGGCGTAATCGGCGGCGAGATAGTGATCGTTTCCTCGTCCTCGCTGGCCACGCTCGACCCGGTGATTAAATGGAGGCTTTGAGTCCCGTCGGTTCGGAGGATTAGGAGATCGCTCCGAGGCGTGACCGAGCCGACGAAATCAGTCCAGCCTATATTCGGAATCGTGAAGCCGGTCGCGCTGTCGCCAATGTCGGCCAGCGGTTTAAAATCACGCCGGCCGGTCGGGATATAAAAGGCGGTTTGTGAGCCGTTCAAAAAGTGCATTAGCTTACGAAAGTCCCAAACCTCGAGCTGGCTTTTCGCCTCGGTCGCGAATTGATAAAGCGGCTTGCCTTTCGACCAGGGCGAGAATGTAACTTTCGGGCCGGTCTGGTGATCGAGCTCGATAGTCCGCCGGCGGATTCCCTCCTGGATCGTGTTCCCGCTCATAAAGTTAAGGCCGTCGAGGACGGGTTTCGCGATCGTTTGGCCAGTGCCGAGGAACGTCGTCGCGGCCCCAATGTCCGAGAGGTCGACATTATCGAGGACGTCGAACGCCATCGAAAAATCACTCGGGCCGATCGCGAAACGATTATTCTGGAGGCTCGGCTTTGTGTAGGCGGAGCGGAGCGGCATAACGATCGCCGACAGCGGATCGAAAGCATTTAAAAATCCTGTCTTGACCGTGATCGAGCCGGCCGTGAACGAGTCGACCTCGAGCGCCTCGAAATTAAAATCGCCGTCGTAAACCATAACCAGGGAGTCGACACGATAGTCGCTCGTCGTCGTGTCGACCTGGATCACCAGGTCGTTAATTGCGATCGGCGCCAGGAGCTCCTCGGACTCGTGCCAAACCGGGACGCCAAAAACTCGCGCTTGCCAGTCGAAAAGGACGGCGTTTATTTTGTCCCGTGTCCGGTCGTCGTCGGTGCGGACAGTGAACGCGAACGATTGACGCGGCGCCTCGCGGAGTTTGATCCGTTGCTCGGTGCCATCGAATAGCTTAATAATATCGGTTTTAAATGCCAGGGTTTCTCGGATCGGGTGTTGTGGCCGATACTGAAAAATGGTGATCCGGTTGCCAGTGACCGGGACGGAGATCGTCGCGGCCGTCGGTGCCGAGAAAGTAAAGTCGAGAGTCCCCGAGATCGACGGCGGCCCGCTGGTCGAGATCGTCACGTCGGCGATAAACGAGGCAAAGGCATTTATCACAAAGGGCAAGCCGGGGAGGTTCGTTATCACGATCCCGCCGCTGGTATTGTTGACGAAAGTTTCCCAGGTAACAGGCTCGGGCGGCCGGCGGAAAGCATTAAACAATTCGAGCTCGCGGATTTGAATCGAGAGCACGTTCCCGAGATCGATCCGGCCGGGGAATACGTGACACTTCTCGAACCACTCCACGCCGACAGCCAGCGCCAAATCGCCCGCGATCTCGGACTCGATCACGGTCTGGCGATTGGTTTCAACAGCGGCGACCGCCCGGCGATTAACCTCCCTCGTCAGCGTCAGGCCGGCGCCGCCGATTCCCCAGGTCGACGCGGCCGCCGAGGTTGCCGTCCGATAGAAAACCGCGAGGCGCTGGCCAGATCGCGATCCGTCACTGACTCCGACCTCGCCGAGCGGGACACGGTCGAGCGGGACAGGATTATCCGGCGGGTCGAAATAGGGAGTCGTGCCGAGACCTGGGATATAAAGCCGGAGCGTTCGAGGGCTTCCGACCTGGTCGTTAATCGAGAGGGCGGGAAAGCCCTGGACTGTTGGAAAATCCGCCATTGTTTAGGCTGTTTCCTGACGATAGGCGAGTCCGCCGTTCCAGCTCTCCTCGGTGTCGTTTTGTAAAAATTGCTTTCTAACCCACGGGAAAACGAACCAGGTCTCGCCGGCAATAACGAATTGCTCGCTCGGGTCGAGGTTCGCCATGTTGACCAGGCGGACGTCGGGCTGTGTTCCCAATAGCCGAGACGCGTCCGGCGCGGGCGACGTGTTCGCCATGTGGACGACGATCGGGATCAGCGGTTTAAAAGCGGTTAATTGTGAGATTCTAAACGGCGACATTTGCGAATTGATCCCGCCCCTGGTGCCACCAATACACGGGAGTTTATCATTACCGGCGCGGTCGAGTCCTTGCGGAAAATTCCCACGCGTCCCGACTCCCGCCCATCGATCGGCGGCGGCCTGTTCGGGCTGGTCGCGGACGTGCATGGTCGCGTAATGGGTTTGACCAGCGCCCGCCGAGTTTGCGTCGAGGCCGAGCGTGTGAGCCGA